AAAATTCCCTTTAAGCCAGCCTGAGGAAGGGGCTGCAAATCCCTCCTCCGGACACCTCCTTGATTTAGGATCTCAAGGAGGCGATCTCGTATCGGAATCATTGATCCGATCAGAGTCATCATATGATGAGCCGTTATACGACGATTCATATGAAGATCCTGGGTTTGAGGAACCTCATTCTCAGGATCTTTCTCCCCTCATTCCGGGTAAACCGGTTGTGGGAGACCTTCCCACGGCTAGTCGAAGACTAGTTCGTGTGAAATACGAAGACCCATGGAAAATCCATGCGGCTCTCGTATATGCTGAAGCAAGGGGAATAGCCTTGCCTTCAGTAATATCTTGGAACGGAGACGGTCTCCGTATTCAAGATACGCTAAGTCCGCACCTTTTCGGTGTCGACTTCGCTTCCCAGGTCAAAAATAAAATTCGATTCTGGGATGTGCAGGACCATAATGCCAAGGCATTCTTCCTGCGAGTGCATACGCATTGGGGCAGAGCCCTATGGACGTATGCTTCCGACAAGGCGTCTAATAAACACGCCTTTGCGGTTAACTTGAAGAGAAGGGTTTTAGCCCTAATCTCAGGTAAATCCGATCCCCTTGTACCAAAGGGGGTTAAGGATCGTATCTTCTCCCAACCAAATGAGTTGAGGAGTAAGAAATCACGGGCTTTACGTCTCATTGAGATGTTAAAGACCGTCGACGGGATATTTCTCCAGAGGTATCTGGTATATCCCGAAGAAGTATGGACATGGGAGAAATACGACCATTTCATACTCCAAGGAATCTCGCTCCTAATCGGAGACGAGTTTCTTGATGGTGGGCTGACAGCCGAAGGGCTGAAACTCACCACTTCTTACACCCAATTGAAAAGGTGTAGGAAACAGTTTAAGATGCACGCTCACCGTGCAACCTTAACTGAGTTTGTCCCTAGCTACCAAGATAGTAGCGACTGGACAAAATACTTCTTCGGTGATCTCTATGAGAGAGCCGCGAAGTTAGAGGGATCCCGTTACGTATTCGTAATGGGTATTCTCTCACAGACAAGGGGAGCAGGACGCCCGCCACCCCTTGTCGTACTTCAGTCAAAAGCCGGCTTCCTCGAGGCCGTCACGACTGAACCAGAACCAGTTTCCTCTACATCAGAGAAGCTGGTTCTAGCGTCTCTTGATAAGCTCCTTGCTGAGCTACCTCAAGAGGCTTTCACCGGACTTTCGACTAAGGCGAGAGTCACGGTAGCTACCTCCGCTTCCTGGGAAAAGACCCGGAAAGAAGGAGGAACGGCTGAAGCAATTCGGGAAGTTCTCGAATCGTATTCAGTGGACGCACCTGTCCCAATCAGAGATTTGGACACAGGTGTGATTGTCAGTTCTGTTGGCCCAATGGGCTTCGAGACTGTCGGGGAGTTTGTTTTCTGGGCAAGCCTAGACTACATCCTCCGAACACCACCCGAGTACTTAAAGTACTTGTTCCTGACGGTGGTGCAAGAACCCGGAAAGGCCAGAACGGTCACTAAGGGTATGGCTTGTTTAAAGATCGTTCTCGATCTTGTAAACAAGATTTGCTCTTGGCCCCTAAAGAAAGGGGTCGAAAGCAGTGTTTCAGGTATGGGCAGAGCCCATCATGCCTGGAACTTCTTCATCCGTCTAATGTCAGATGAGATGAAGGAAGACCTCTTCCGGGTGCGAGAGCGCCAGGAAGAAGAGTTTGAAGGTTATGTCGAACGGACAGATACCTTCGAGGACTTCTATATGGTCTCAACAGACTATAAGGAAGCCACTGACCGGATGACTTTGCGTTTCGCAAAGAAAGCCGGAAACGCTTGGATGGGAAAGTGTGGTATCCCACGTTTCCTCCGAGGAATCGTTAA